ATACAAAACTCTGATTTTTTTGGGATGTATGATGCGGTTGATGGTGTAATTGCTTTAGGTTGGGAAAAACCTGATAATTACGAAGGAAAAAGATTAGTGTTTCATTTTGGAGACGAATTAGAAACGGTTGAAAATAAATTATACGAGAAAGACATCGTATTAAAATGGGAAAAAAATTTAGTTAGTGATGAAAAATATGAATCCTAAAATAGTTAGACTTTTACACGAAGGTCTTTCAATTAATACTTTGGAAAACCTATCTAAAGAACAAGTTAATGTGTTATATTCTAAAATTGTAAATGAGCAACCAAAACCTGTTGAAAAAACAGTGACTTCTAAGGTTATTGAATTACCATCAGGAGCAAAAACTGCAATTGCAGGTTCAACAGTAACTAATCAAGGAGGTAAAACTGTTATCACTACAACACCAACTGAAGGTGAGTTAGAAGAAGATGAAGAATTCGATTCTATGGATGTTAAAAAAGGTGAAGATGACCAAGACCCAATTCAAAAACAAGGACCTGATGGAATGGGTGAAGGATATATTTCTGAAAAGGCGGTATCTAAACAACAACAAAAAATTATGGGTTTAGCTCTTTCAGTTAAAAAAGGAGATACACCAAAATCTAAAGTTTCAAAATCAGTTCAAAAAATGGCAAAAGAAATGTCTCAAAAAGATTTAACTGATTTTGCATCAACAAAACACAAAGGGTTACCTAAAACAGTAGAGGAAAAAGAAGTCGAGAAATTGGAAGAAAGTATTTTAAGAATCATCGAAAACCATTTACCTCCTCATACTACAAAAGGTGAATTATTAAACTATATTAGAAGAAACGCCTAATGAATGTCGTTATCAAAAGAACAAATATTACTGGAGTATGCTAAATGTGTAAATGATACACCATACGCACTTAGAACATATTTACAAACATACGATAACACACAATCCCAATACGTTCCGTTAGAATTATTTAATGACCAAGTAACTTTGGTTAAAGATTACGATACTTGTGAAGAAAATATCGCATTAAAGTATCGTCAGGCTGGTGTATCTACAGTTACATCTGCTTGGGCATCAAAAAGATTGGTGTTTGCTAAAAAATCAAAACCTGAAAAAATCCTAATTATTGCAAACAAACTTGACACTGCCGTGGAAATGGCAAACAAAGTTCGCGCGTTTGTTGAGCAATGGCCTAGTTGGTTAGGTGTAGGGTTTTCACCTGATAAAAATGCAGCAAGACACTTCAAGTTAACGAATGGTTGTGAGGTAAAGGCGGTTGCAACCTCAAAAGATGCTTTACGTGGGTATACACCTACCATCCTTATATTTGATGAGGCGGCGTATATTGATGCCGATGAGGACTTCTGGTCAGCATGTATGGCGTCCCTTTCAACAGGAGGTAAAGTTATTGTAATTTCAACACCAAATGGATTTGACCCAATTTATTATTCAATCTATAGTCAAGCGATTAAAGGTATGAATGATTTTAGAATCACTGAGATGTATTGGTTTAGAGACCCAAGATATTCTAAAGATTTAAAATTAATAAAATGTGAGGATATTATCCATTACATGTTAAATAGAGGTGATTATAAGGATGAAGAAATTATAATAGATTATTCTAATATTAAAGTTTCTGACCGAGATTTTGAAGAAATTAAACAAAAAATAGATAAAGGTTATAAACCATATTCTTCATGGTTTGAGGCTATGTCAAAAAAATTAAAATTTGACAAACGAAAAATTTCACAAGAGCTAGAGTGTAACTTCTTGGGTTCAGGAGATAACGTAATTCCACCTGAGACAATGAAAACCATTAAAGAAAAGTTTATTAGGGAACCTGAAAATAAATTTATGGGTGGTGTGTTATGGCAATGGAAAGAACCAATTGCAGGACACAGATACATTATGGGTATTGATGTTTCTCGTGGTGATAGTGAAGATTTTACAACATTTACCATAATAGACTTTGATGATAGAGAACAAGTATTAGAATATATTGCAAAAGTTCCACCTGATATTGTTGCAGAAATCGCCTTTAAATGGGCTACGATGTATAATGCGTTTATTGTTACCGATATTACCGGTGGTATGGGGGTTGCAACCTCTCGTAAACTACAAGAGTTAGGTTATAAAAACCTTTATGTTGATGGTGTAAATCCCGCCGATAAATGGAAGTGGGACCCTAAGGCAAATGATAAAATACCGGGGATTAACTTTAACTCAAAAAGAATTTTAATTGTCCAAGCATTTGAAGAGGCATTACGTTTTGGTTTTGCTGTTAGGTCACAGAGATTATTTAACGAATTAAATACGTTTGTTTATGTGAATGGTAGACCTGACCATCAAAAAGGACAACATGACGACTTAATAATGGCTATGGCTATGGCGATATATGTCGGGGAATCTTCTTTTGCCCAATTAGAAAAGGCAACAGAACAAGCAAAGGCGATGATTGAATCTTGGACTACCGAAAAACGTGACTTTAAAGATTCATCACAGAATTTTAATCCGGGTTTACCTGTTGATATGTATAATCAGTATAGGACTGGGTCATCTCAAGTAACAAGAAGTGATTATGAAAAGTATTTATGGTTATTCGGTGGTAGAAGAGTTTAGTTTATTACTGATGAACCTATTATTTATATAAAAAAAACTATGGCAGAACAAAAATATACAGTTTGGCAAAGATTAAGTAAGGTTTTTGGACCTACAGCCACATTGGACCAGCAATCTCCTGTTTTTAAATTTGATAAAAAAGAATTACTTAAAACAACTAGTAAAGCTGAATTTGAAAAAGAAAAACTACAGGCACAACAAACTATGTACATTGGTAAACAATGGCAAAAAGTTGAAAGTAACTTATACACTCAGGCAGTATATTATGAACCAACAAGAATGGCTTCATATTATGATTATGAATCAATGGAGTATACTCCTGAAATTTCTGCCGCTTTAGACATATATGCTGAAGAATCTACCACACCAGATAAAGATGGTCATATATTACAAATTTATTCAGAATCAAAAAGAATAAAATCAGTATTAGCCGATTTATTCAACAATAGATTAGACATCAATACCAATTTACCTATGTGGACAAGAAACACATGTAAATTTGGGGATAACTTTGTTTACTTGAAATTGGACCCTGAAAAAGGTATCGTTGGGTGTCAACAGTTACCAAACATTCAAATAGAACGTTTAGAAAAAGGAATGAGATTCCAACCTGACAAATATTCCCAAGAAATGGAGAATGATGCGTTGAAGTTCACATGGAAAGAAAAAAACATGGAATTCAATGTGTGGGAAATGGCTCATTTTAGAATTTTAGGTGACGATAGAAAATTACCATATGGAACTTCTATGTTAGAAAAAGCTCGTCGTATTTGGAAACAACTTTTATTATCCGAGGATGCTATGTTAATCTATCGAGTATCAAGGGCACCTGAAAGAAGAGTATTTAAAGTATTTGTTGGGAACATGGACGATAAAGATGTCGATGCATATGTTCAAAGAGTAGCAAGTAAATTTAAAAGAGACCAAATTTCTGACCCAGCAACGGGTAATGTCGATATGAGATATAATCAGTTGGCGGTTGACCAAGATTTCTTTATTCCTGTTCGTGACCCCGCAGCAACAAATCCAATAGAGACATTACCGGGTGGGACAAACTTAGCTGAGATTGCTGATATCGAATACATCCAAAAGAAATTAGTTACAGCCTTAAGAATTCCTAAGGCGTATTTAGGGTTTGAAGAAGCGGTTGGTGATGGTAAAAACTTATCATTATTAGACATTCGTTTTGCAAGAACGATTAATAGAATTCAAAAATGTATGATTGCAGAATTAAACAAAATTGCAATTATTCACCTATTCTTATTAGGTTTTGAGGACGAATTAACAAACTTTACATTAGGTCTTAGTAACCCGTCTAAACAATCTGATTTATTAGGTATTGAAGTATGGAAAGAAAAAATAACCCTATACATATTTTAGGTTTCTCAGACGAAGAAATCCGATTAGATATCCAACAACAAAGAATTGAAAGAGCAGTATCTGCCGAATTAGGTAAAACTGCTGAGGTTATTACTAATACAGGTTTATTTGATAATATTGATAAATTATATGGTAAAAAAGATACTGAAAAACCCGCTGAAGGTGGAGAATCACCTGAAGGAGGAGCACCTGATATGGGTGGTGGGGCGCCACCAATGGGGGGTGAACCATCTCCTGAACCACCAGCTCCTGAAGCTGGAGGTGCTGAATTAGCACCTGAAAGATTTGTTAGAGATGACTTAAATTTACTTTTAGAGGAAAACCTTTTTGGTCAAGATGATTTTATGGATTTAGGTAAAGGTAGAAATTCATTAGTCGAAATAGACGATAGATTGAAAGAATTACTAAATAGATAATATTTATATAGAAAACTTGAAATGAATAACTTTGGAACTATTAAAAGTAAATTAGAAAAAGCGAGCGTTGACTTGTTTGGTAAAAAAGAGTTTTCAACCTTTATGAGTAACTTTAAAAAAGGTATTTTAGAAAACAAAGATATGAGTGAAATATATTTTATATATGATGACTTATCATCTAAAAAAGGTATCTCAAAAGATATTGCAACGGATTATGTAAAATTCTATTAAAAACTTAGAAACAGTTTTAGAGTCAAAGAAAAATATCATTTCAACTATAGTTTCAGAAGAAACGAAAAAACAAGTAAAAGAATCAATCCAACTTCCAATTACAACTATGGTTAAAGTTGCTGAAGATAATATAAAAGGACAACTTGAAAGTTTATCAGAATCTGAAAGAAAAGAAATTATTTCAATAGTTTCTTTATCAAAAAAAGAATTAGATAAAGAATTTAATGAACTTAAAGAAAGTGTTATTTCAAATTTAAAAACTTCTTTAAATGAATCTAAGGAAGACGATATGAAAAGTGTTATTGATAAAACAATATCAAAAATTTCAGAATCCAAATCTAATCCTTACGACTTATACAAACTTAGAAAACTAAATTCAGGACTATGAGTTCAAAAAAATACTTTTTTGGTTGGGGTAACATTAAAAAAGGATTAACTGAACTTATAAGAATATACTCCCACAAACCATCATTTTTTTCTAAAAAAAGAATTGAGTCTGGAGTTGCTTTTATTATAGCGCAGTGGGGTATGGTTTTTTATCTTTTGAAAAAATATCCTGATTTAACAATGACTGATATAATTATGTGGGCAACAATAGAATTTGGGGTTTCAGGTTATATCCTCCACCAAATACAAAAAGAAAAAAAGATGGACAAAAATACTGATGAAAATCAAGAAAATTGATTTCTTTTTTTCTGTAAGTAAATCGCCTTATTTATTTGACTTCTTTTCTTAATAGACTTTTTTGTAAATTCTTGTCTATCTCGTAACTGTTCTGTTTGTTTTGTTTTATAAACCTTAAACTTATATTGTTTTAGGGCTTGTTCGATAGACGAAGCGTTTTTTACTTTAATTATAATCATATTTTTTTTACTTTATTAATATAAATATACCAAAAAAACTCAATTTTGACAATTAGTTATTTTAGAATTACATTTATTAAAAATAAACCTGAAAGTTATGATTAATGAAAAAAGGAAAAACATCAAAATTAAATATTTTTGATGATGCAAAATGTCTCTACGGAACTGTAGATTCGAAAAATATGAAATCAATTTATGTAGTATTACAGACTTGGATAGAACCCATAACAATAGACGATAATTGGAATAGATTAGTTGGTGAGATAAAAAGACAAATCCAACATACGTTATTAGAAGTAATAGACCCACAAACATTTGAAAGAAAACAAATTGTAGACTTAGATTTAAGGACAAGTGGGATACAAAAAAATAAAAAAAGTTTTATGAATTTAGAAATTACATTATTTGTTCATAATAAAACATTAGACTTTAAATCACATATCTTAAGAGATAAAATAAAAAAGATGTTAACATCAATTTATATAGATGACTTAAAAAACAACAAACATTTTACACTAAGTAAGACAAAAGTTGTAGAATTCAAATAAACCTAATATTTATTCATAAAAGCATTATGAAAATTTTAGGACCAAATGATAGTGGTAAAGGAATATTAGTTGAGTGGGACGCAGGAATAATTAACCCTAACGAACCACGTAATCAAACTATTATACAAGAGTCTTACGGACAATTAGAACATTCAAAACCATTTGTATTTTATGCAACACTTCAAAAGTGGGGTGTTCCAAATAGAAACGGAAGAGTATATCCTGAAAAAATATTAAGAAGAGAATCTGAAAAATATCAAGACATCATTAAGAGAGGTATGTCTATTTCAGAACTTAATCACCCCGAATCTTCTTTAATTGACCTTGATAGGGTATCCCATCTTATCACTGATATGTGGTGGGAAGGTAATGTATTAATGGGTAAGATAAAGTTATTAACAACTCCTGGTTTCCATGAAAGAGGTATCGTATCATCTAAGGGTGATGTTGCAGCTAACATGATGAGACAAGGCGTAACTATGGGAGTGTCTTCTCGTGGGGTTGGTTCGTTAGTTAAAAAGGGAGACCAAAATGAAGTTCAAGACGATTTTGAATTAATTTGTTTTGACCTTGTATCTTCACCATCTACACCAGGGGCTTACTTATATTTAAACAAAGAAGATAGACCTAAGTATGAAGAAAAACTTTCAGAACACGATTCAACTAATATATCGGTAGGAGGATTACAACAATCTGTTGACTTAATGAAAAGATTAACCGATTATTTAGGAAGATAAAAATTTACTTATGGACGAAAAATATTTTGTAGCAAAAATCACAACCGATATGGTTGATGATAACACGGGAAAAATTAAAAAAATGAGAGAAGAAAAACTCGTTAAAGGATTTTCACCAACTGACGTTGAGGCGAAAGTAACTAAAGTTTATGAAACTTATTCGATGGATTGGAGAATTACTGCAATCGTTGAAAGCAAAATAGATGAGGTGATTGAATAATTTTTTTGTTATTTTTTTAAAGGGGGAACTTAGGTTCCCTTTTTTTATGCTTTAATTTTTTTAGGTTAAAAAACCCATTATACGAATTTTTTTGAAATAATGATATATTTATTTAGTAAAATAAACGCGTAACGCATTGCAGTAAAAAAAATGAGTTTAGAAAAAAACGAAAATTTAGTAGAGAAGGCTTTATTACAAATGAAGTCTATCGAGGAAGCTATAAGCGAAAATGCAAAAGGAATACTTGCTTCTACAATGAAGGAAGAAATCAGTGAACTAGTAAAAGAGTCATTATTTGGCTCAAAATCTAAAACATCTTTACACGAACAAGAAGAAGAAGGTACTGAGGTTGAAGTAACCACAGACGACGAAACAAATGATGGTGTCGAGATGAGTGATGTGGAAACGGAAGTTAATCCAGAAGGTGACGTTGATGTTGCTATGGGGGCTGAAGTTAACACTGATAACGAAGACGAATTACCACCTCTTGATATGACAGGTGCTAAACCTGATGAAGTGTTGAAAGTATTTAAGGCTATGGGTGATGAAGATGGGATTATTGTTGTTAAAGACGGTAATAACATCCACTTAACTGATAATAACACAGACACTGAATATTTTATCGATTTAGGTGACGATTCAGATTTATCTATGGAACATCCTATGGAAGATATGAACGAGAGTGTAATTTATGAATTAGTCTTCGAAGAAAAAGAAGGTGATGTTGAAATGGATGAATCTTATGACGAAATGGACGAATCTGATGACGAAGACGAATCGTATGACGAAATGGATGAATCTGATGACGAAGACGAAACAATTTACGAATTGGAAGTTAGTGAGTCTATGAAACCAAAAGGAATGGGATTCGGCAAAATGAGAAATGGAATGTCTAAATCATCAGTTAATAACAAAGGTTTCGATGAAGAT